GACAGGATCTACTGTGCCAACAACACGGCCGGTACGGTATCGGTTATCGATCCACAGACCAACCTGGTGGTTACCACGATTGCCAGTATGAGCGGAGCTTTCGCCTGCGCGTTCTTCCCCACCACGGACCGTGTCTACGTCTGTAACAACACGGCCGGCCAGGTGGCGTCGATAAATCCCACCACGAACACCAGTGTTGCCACGGTGGCTGTCGCTACCGCCGCGTACGCCGTGTTCTCGCCAACCAACGGGCGTATGTATGTTTCCAGCTCCGGAGGTAACTCCGTGAGCGTTCTACAATGAGCCAACAAGTCATCAACATCGGAACGGTCGACAACGACGGCACTGGTGATACAGCCAGGACGGCGTTCACCAAGATAAACTCCAACTTCTCGGAGTTGTACACGCTCACCGCGGCCGGTCAGACAAGTTCGATCGTGTTAGGCTGGCCCATTACCCTGACATCGATCGGCACCTATCCGACCGCGGTAGGATACTCAGACGGTACCGTAACCTACAGTGACTTCGTCATAGCTACCGCTACACAGCCAACGCTCCAGTCGTTCCGTCGGGGTTTCCATTTCTCGGACATTACGGACACCTACGGACAGGTCCTCCAGGTGGCTACCGACTCAGGGTTCCAGAACATCGTGATCGACTACCGGGTCGGTGCTCCGGTGAGACTCCTCACGAAGGCCCAGCTCCAGTACGACACCACTTACTATCTTCGCCTGGTAGGTCAGAACACATACTCCAAGCAGTTCAGATTCCCTCTCACCGTGCGGACTCCTTCACTTTCGACCACCATCGTTGGATTCAACGCGGGCGTTCGCCCCGGTGTGTACTGTCCTACCAACCAGCACGTTTACGTGGCGTGTCAGACGGCCGGCACCGTCCAGGTGATCAACCCTTTGACAAACCTGATTGTAGTCACCATAGCCGGTGTGACCACAACTCCCAACGATCCATGCTTTGCTCCTGTGGTGGACAGAATGTTCTTCCCGTGTCAGGGTACTGGTACCGTACGTGCTATATCACAATTAACCAACACGATCACTAACACCATCACGGTAGGCACCAACCCGGTAGGTTGTTGTTATGTTCCGACCGTGGATCGGGTATACGTTGGAAACAACGGAAGCGGAAACGTGTCAGTCATCAACCCGGCCACCATGTCGGTCACGACCACCATCACGGCCGGAACAGGGCCTCGTCTAAACCAGTACGCCTACTGCCCTACCACGGACAGGCTATACGTTACCAACCAGACCACGAACAACGTGTCTGTCATCAACCCTCAGACCAACACCGTGGTAGCCACCGTGGCGGTAGGAACCAGCCCGACATACTGCTGCTATCATCCTCCTACGGACAGGATGTGGGTTTCGAACAACACGGCAGGTACCATCTCGGTAATCGATACAAACACAAACACGGTCACCAACACGTTTGCCACCCTGGCGACTCCAAACAGCTTATGCTGGATGCCGACCACGAACAAGATGTGGGTATCTGACGGCAACAACAACCAGATCCGTATCATCAATCCAGTCACGTTTGCAACCGACTCTACGATTTCTACCGGTGCAGCAACCACACCAAGGTTGGCGTACGTACCGCTCACTGACCGCATGTACGCAGGCTGCTCAACCTCTAACACGATGCAGATCTACCAATGAGCCAGCAAACCATCAACATTGGTACCAAGACCAACGACAACACCGGAGATACCATCCGGGCCTCCATGGTCAAGGTGAACGATAACTTCTCAGAGCTGTACGCGGGCGGAGGAGACTCGATCGAAGTCATCGCCGGATATTCAGCCGCAGTGAATGCAAACTTCGTCACCTCCAATTTCTCAAACGGAACCCCAGTGGCGAGTGACTTCCTGTTCATCGACCCGAACAGTCAGCCGACCAACCAGACTCCAAGGCAACCGGTCTGGGCGAGCGACAACGGATCGTGGAGGTACAGATTCCAGATCGCCACAGACCCAACGTTTAGCTCCATCCTTCACGACTCCCGGGAGCTTGACGGTATCAACTTCACCTTGCCTAACCTGTTGCTTGCGTTCGACACCACGTACTACGTACGTATCATGGGTAACTCGCTCGCGATCAAATCCTTCAGCTTTCCGTTAACCGTCAGGGCCGCCGCGCGTGGAGCCCTCACCACGGTGGGTTCTAATCCTTTCGGAATAGCCTGGTCTCCGACGAATGACCGGCTCTACTGCACCAACACCACCGGCAACACCGTCACGGCAGTCAGACCCGATACCGGCGCCGTAGTGGCCACCATGGCGACCAGCCTGAACCCGTTCTCGATTTGCTACTGCCCATCGAACGACAGGATCTACCACACCTGCAACGGTGCCGCCGTGGTCCGAGTCATCACCCCAAGTAGCAACACCGTTACTGGATCTATCGCGGTAGGTACTGGACCGAGAGGTATTTGCTACTGCCCGTCGAACGACCGCATCTACGTTGCCAACGTCACAGGCTCAAGCGTTTCCGTCATAGACCCGTCGACCGACACCGTGGTAGCCACGATTGCTGCAACATCTGTCTTTAACGACATCATCTACTGTCCCACCACGGATCGCATAATCTACGCCAGCTCCGGGTCAGTGTTGCGAGAGATCAATCCGGCTACCAACACGGTGGTGACCACGTCCGGAGGTCTCGGGCAGAATCCAGAGGGCAGGATGGCTTACTGTCCGATCAACAACCGAATCTACATCGGCGGCGCTTCCGGAGGCACAGGACTGTTGGTTTACAACCCGGTCACACACTCGCTTGTCACCACTATCACGATGGGTGCAACCGGGGTATACGGCGTCTGCTACTGCCCCACCACGAACCGGATCTATGCTGCCCCGTTGAACGGAACGCAGGTCCAGCTGGTCAATCCTTTGACTAACACGATCATTACGAGCGTGTCAGGTTTCTCAGAACCGAGGGCATGTTGCTACGTACCGTCTACTGACAATGTCTGGTGCTCAGACAACACCGGGGGTACGGACACCATATCTCCGATCAGTTGAGGACTTGAAAATAAACCCCACATCAAGTATCTTTTCGTTATGCGACAAGTAAAGAGTGCAAATCAGGCCCAATCGGCGAAAGGCCGTTTCCATTGCGTGGTCATTGACGCAGCCACCCAAGAGGTCGTACAAGACCACGGCTGGCAGGACAATCTCATTCTCGATCAAGGACTTAACCAGGTAGCCTCACGGGCCTGGTGCGACAACTTCCTGGTCGCCTGTATCGGTACCAACACGGAACCTACGTTCGACTCAGGTGGCGCCAGCACGGCCAGCCAGTCAGGCTTCACCGTAACGATCGACAGCGGAGTATTCACATTCACCGCTGGCGGTCTCGACGTGGGAGATGAGGGCAAGTGGATCAAGTTCCTTTCTGGAGAAGAGGCCAAGATCACGGCCTACATCAGCTCTACCCAGGTTACCGTGGCGGTCAGCCAGACCGTCGCGTCCACCACGTTCAAGCTCCATCGGTGCAATCAGACCGCCCTGTACACGGAGATCCAACGTACCAACAATTACGTCACCGGCGCCGGCAACTGTCAGACCACCCGCTCCAGTAACGTGCTGACCCATCGCCGCACCTGGGACTTCCCGACCGAGGTCGGTCCTGTCACGTACCGTGAGTTGGGCGTGAGCTACAACGGAGTAGGACCTGGTAACCTGTTCAGCCGTATCGTGTTGTCCAGCCCGGTGTCGCTCATCGCGGCACAGATCCTCCGGGTATCCTACGAGCTGGTTCTGACGATTACCCCGTTCAGTCCAGTCGTGGTAGCCGACCCGAACATCGGAGGTTGGCCGATCGCTCCCTCCGTTACCGACGGTGGGGTGTTCGCCTGGCAGATGATCGGACTGTCCGCGGTGTCCACGTCTGGCCCTTCAGCCAAGTACGACAACGCCGGATACTGTAACGAGCCGTTCGCCAACAGTTTCGTCTCCACGTCGGTTCCGACCGGTAACGACCTGTCGCCGTTCACCCAATCATTCTCCGTCGATGGTGCCAGGATGTTCCTATCGAACAGCGCCAATGCTCCGGCCTCGTTCGCCAGCTCGGTGAACCGTAACGGAGATCGTGCTACCATCGGGGTAACCCTGAGTAGCTACACGGCCGGCACGTTTACCCGCAACAAGAGTGCCACCTACGGACTCTCCGCGGCGAACCGGGTTGACTGGCGAGCAATGGGTATTGGTGCCCATGACGCTAGCAGCGATGCCACGGTTGACCACTCCACCACCCGGTACTCCGGTATCGTGTTCGTGTTCGACGAGTTCCAAACAAAGCTTTCTACCCACACCCTGAACTTGGTGTTCAAGTACTCCTGGGGCCGAACTCTTCCTGTGTAATGGCACAACAGATCATCAACGCCGGCAACTCTGCGAATGACGGTACCGGGGATACGCTCCGGGCCGCCAGCCAGAAGACTAACGCGAACACGTCAGAGCTGTACTCGCTGGTCAGCGCGATCCAGACCGTAGCAAACACTGCGCTCTCGACCGCCAGTGATGCACAGGCTGATGCCACCCAGGCGCTGGAAGAAGCGGACGTACCAGGACCAGCAGGACCTACTGGTCCAACCGGACCCGCAGGATCTACAGGTCCCACCGGACCCGCAGGATCTACCGGTCCCACAGGTCCCACCGGACCCGCAGGATCTACCGGTCCCACCGGACCCGCAGGATCTGCTGGATCTATCTCTGGACTCACTGACACGTCGCTCGGTGATTACGACGGGTTCTGTCTCGACTACTTGGAGCAGAACTCGGTCGGAGCCATCTCTACGCTCACCGGCGGTGTAGGCTGGGCATTGGATGGTGTGTGCAGTTCGTCATCGATCGTATCCAGAACCACCCATGGAGGACTCACGCAGAAGCGACTCTCGATCACAGGCCCCGGGGAGTTCGGCCGTAAGATGCCATGGCTAGGGAAATGGAATACCATCCGGATCGGGATACTGATCCGCATCAACGGGGCAGCCACGTTCGACGGTCGGTTCTCACTTGGTGCGTGTAGCGGCACCACCTCAATGTTCGGATCTGGCGTGGGAGCCTGTCTGAACTCGATGAGCATTGTCGGAGGGTTTGACGGCGGTACAACAGACGATTTCACGTACGCGACAGGAACTCAGATGGCCGGGTTCCTTCATGGTGGATACGACCCTGTCCGACGAGTCGCTGGAGTAGACACTGGGATTGGGGGTGCTTTCACATCGGCCAAGATGTCCGCCCCCTCCACGGAGGCGTATCTCGCCTGCTATATGGTGGAGATTATCCGGCCAGTCTTCTCCGGAGGCACATCGGTCCAGTACTCCTTCGCCGCATCATCTCCGAACGCACTTGCCAAGACAGAGTTTTCAGTCTCAAGAAACCTATTTCAACGGATGATGGAGACTCCTATGTCTCAACTGGCGATCGACTTTTTGCCTCAGATGACCTCCCACACGGGAAACGATTTCTCCGGAACCACTACAGAGACACCTGGAGTGCTAGACACGATCAACTTTTGGTGGGAGAACGCATCCAACCCGATCGAGATAGCAGCCTATGGGGTGAGAAAGATCGCTTGATCGTAAGTCAATTAGGTTCTCGTAAGACATCAACCATCTTGACCTCTCGACAGTCCTGTGCGACTATCTAAACGATATGGCTGGACAATTAAACATCAAAGACCCGGGTGCAGACTTTCTCACAAAGTTCACTCTTCACAGATCTGGCGTAGCTACAGACTCTTTGCCGGTAGCGTTCGTCGAGTCTGTTAACCTTATCAGGTCCCCTTCGGCGACTAGGAATGTGGTTCACTTCGTCGCTAAACGGACCGCTGGCACCGGAAGGTTGAAACTCAAAGCCTACGTTAAGTTTGCCGACGCTCCCGCGGCAATCAACGCTTCGTGGGTTTTGCACAAGTCAACTGACCTGACCGACGAACTTCAGCTCATTGAATTAAGCGCACTTCTGGGCTATGAGTACAAGTTCGCCGTGGAGGTTGAAACCGGTGGAGCAACGTTCGACCTGTACGTGGCTGTAAACCAGAAAACCTAACCTGTGTCAGACAGTGCCATCATAAAGGCTCATGTTCTCAGACCGGGCACTAACGCCGGCATAGTTGGGAACGTTGCCGATGCCAGGATCGACCCTATCACGGGAGGTCTTCTCGTATACGTCGTAGGGGGCGGCGGAGGCGGCGGCGGAGGTGGAGGCGGTGCTGTCACGATAGCAGACGGTGCATTCGAGACGTTCGGCTACAAGGCTGACGCGCCTGCCACGAACGATACCGGATCGTTCACCTTCATGGCTTTGTTCAAGCGAAATCTTGAACACCTGCAGGAGATCATAGATAACACCCTGCAGACCGTAGGTGAACTCCAGACCTACAACACTTCATTCGGTATCCCGTCCAACGCCCCGGCTCCAGACGATACCGGCACCTGGACGTACCTTGCATTTTTCAAGCGAAGTCTACAGCAACTTCAGGTTGCTTTGGACAGCTTGGACCATCTGGACGTCACGCAGGGAGATGTCTCCGATAGTCCAGCCACAAACGACATCGGCTCCTTCTCCTTGGTGGCGTTCCAGAAGCGTCAACTTGAGCAAATCCAACTTCAGCTGGATGAGCTGGTTGGCCTTCATGCCGTAATCGGCTTCACGAACGATCCGCCAGCAGCGAGCGATACGGCCAACGATACCCTGATGGCGTTCATGAAACGCCTCCTTCAGCGTTTCACCGTACTGATCGACCAGGACGTGACCAACCTAGCGGTCCAGTTGATCACCACCGGGGCAAAGACTGCCACCACGTCCAGCGCAGACCAGACCAATCGGAAATGGCGTGGCGCCCACTTCGTCATCGAAACCACCTCGATAACCGGCAGCCCGAGCGTGATCTTCACCGTGGAAGCCAAGAATCCATTCACCGGCACCTACTACCCGGTATTGGTCTCCACACCGATCGTAATGACCGGCGTGGTGGTCTTGAAGATCAATCCAGGCTTCCCGGGTCAAGTGGCCCAGGTTAGCGCCGACTTCCTTCCTGCCTTGTTCCGCGTAACTGCCACACACCTGAACGCTGACGCCATAGACTACAGCGTTACGGCCATGCTTCAGATTTAGCATTTTTTTTTGTTGCAAATCCTAGCCGGTAGCGTCATCATTTAATTATGGCTGATGACTTTAACCTACTAGATATTGGATTCACATTCACCGACCCCGCGCTCGAAGCAAGTGCTGATGCCATTGAGGCCAGTACCGCGTCGATCGATGCCAAGCTCAACGTAAACCTTTCTACCAGAGCCAGCGAGGCAACATTGTTGCTGCTTGCTGCTGATATAGCGTCGATCGAGACCCAGACCGCCGGCCTCGCCACCGAGGTCACCCTCGCCGCCGCCTCCGCCAGTCTGACCAGCATTGACGGTAGCATAGACGTCAACCTGTCTACCCGCGCCACCGAGGCCACCTTGGCGACCCGTGCATCTGAGGCCACCTTGGCCACCAGGGCCAGCGAGACCACGGTTGCCAGCATCGACGCAACCCTGGACGTTGCACTTTCTACAAGGGCCAGCGAGGCAACAGCTTCCACGATCGCCACCAACACTGGAAACACGACCACCCAGGTCACCACGCTCAACACGAACTTCGGCGCACAGGCCGACGCGGCTGCCAGTTCTGACACCGGTACGTTCAGCTTCATGGCGTTCGTCAAGCGCCTCCTCGGTCATCTTACCGACATCAAGGCTAACGAGCGGAACAGTGCTGCCACCACGCTGGCCAGCCTGTCCCGTACTGCCACCACGACCAGCGCAGACCAGACCAACCTGTCAGCCCAAGGTGCGCACATCATCTGGGACGTGACGGTCATTGGTGCAACCTCTTTGACCCCCAGGGTGCAGGGTTTCGACGCTACGTCCAGTAAGTGGTACGATCTCCTGGTTGGAACCGCCCAGAGTTCTGTCGGCACGTATGTTCTCAAACTACATCCTGGTCTGCCGGGCGTGAACAACAAGACCGCTGCTGACGGTCTGCCGGTGACGTGGAGGTTTAGTGTCACGCACTCGAATGCTACGGCGACTACTTACTCGGTCGGCGTGAATTACCTGGAATAATCTTCTCCCGTGCGGTAATGTTGAGGCGTTATGCCTAACGACTTCAACATTGCCGACGGGCCTGGGGTTCCAGACGGATCAGCCAAGACAAATCAAACAGGTCAGCTGATTCTTGGTGACGACGGCACTAGTCTACAAACCGTCCAGGTCACCACAGCTGGCATACTTAAAGTCGACGGATCTGCCGTCACTCAGCCAGTTTCTGCCGTATCCCTTCCTCTCCCCTCCGGGGCCTCCACGGATCGTACCACCGCTGCTGGTCCGTACGCGGTTCGTCTATCTGACGGGACCAACTTCTACAATACCAACTCGGCCAGTCAACTTCCTGCAGCCCTCGTGGGAGGTCGGCTTGACGTTAACATAGGTGCAGGTGCGGTATCTGTTTCAGGAGCTACACAGAACCCCATGTACCGTGCGGTGTTCAAGCCAACCGGAACCGCTATCGGACTATCCAACACGTTCACGGCCAACACGGGAAAACAATACGCCACGTTGTTCCATACCGTCGGGTCCACCAAGACCGTAAAGATCCGGGGTATTTGGTTTCAGTTCGTCGATAACAGTTCCAACAACAACCTAATGCGTGTTGAGGTGCTCAGACTCACAGCAACTACGGCTCCAGCGACTGGAAATCCTGTTATCACGGCCGCTTTGGCAAACACCGGAGATGCTTCGCACGAAGTATCATGTCTTGCTCTGCCCACCACGCAAGGCAGCGAGGGCTCATACTTCATCACCACGGCACATTCTGTTGCGAACGGTGGCGGTGCGCAGTCCCCCGACTTGTTTGCAGTACAGCCTATTTATGTATGGGAAAACACACGCGAGGCTAAGCCTGTCACGCTGCGGGCTGGTGTCGCCGAAGGTGTAGCGATTCGGATATTCAGCCAAGGTGGCTCAACCATTACGGCAGAGATTACTGTGGAGTTCACGGAAGAATAATGAAAGCCGTCGACATCCTGCTCAACTCGATCTTGCCTGAAGATCTCCGAGGTGACCGCACCTGGGACAAGAAGTCCATCGATCAGCTCATGGCTGACATTGCCAACAAGCATCCAGCCCGGTATGCCGAGCTGGCCAAGAAGATCTCCGACGTGGGTCGTAACGCGGCCTACCGGCAGGGCGAGACCTTGACGCTGTCCGACATGCGCGGCCCGATCGACAAGGCAAAGGTGTTTGACCAGATGGATCGTGAGATCGAGATGGCCAAGGCTACCACGCAGGGCGAAGCGTTCGAGTCCGCCCGAATGAAGATTTACGGCAAGTACGCCGGTGAGTTGGAGAAGCAAACCATCGCCGCCGCGATCGCCAGCAAGAACAACCTGGCCAACACGGTCATCTCAGGCGCCCGGGGTTCTACCGTGCAGCTCCGCGGTATGATCACCACGCCGGCCCTGTACACTGATTACAAGGGTAGAACGATCTCCAGGTTTGTCAGACACTCGTTCGGCGAGGGGGTCCGACCTGCAGACTACCTGGCCGGAGCATTCGGTGTTCGTCTGTCAGTCATGTCCACCAAGAACGCCACCGCGGACGCCGGTGACCTTGGTAAGCAACTTGTCCAGTCGTCCAGTAACCTCCTGGTCACGGAGGACGACTGTGGGGCCGCCAACGGCATCTCCACCAGCATCGACGACCGTGACACCGTCGGTCGAGTGTTGGCCCGGGACACCGGGAAGTTCAAGGCTGGCATGGTTATCGACCGTCACGTTGCCAACGATCTACGCGCGTCAGGAGTCAAGAACATCATCGCCAGATCGGCCCTGACCTGCCAGGCCCAGCAGGGGGTCTGTTCTCACTGCCTGGGTCAACAGGCAGGAGGAAAGTTTGCACCCATCGGGTTCGCCGCCGGTATCACGGCCGCCCAGGCCATCGCCGAGCCGCTCACCCAGGGTGCGCTTTCGACGAAGCACGAAGCCGGAGCGTTCAAGGGCGAACGTCGAACATTCGCTGGATTCGACGTGATCAATCAGCTCATGCAGTCGCCCGAAACCTTCCCGCACCGCGCATCCGTCTCGGAACTGGAAGGTCGGGTAGACGACATCACAGATGCTCCCCAGGGTGGCAAGTACATCACCGTCGGCGGTCAGAAGCACTATGCCCTGCCAGGCTACGAGCCCATCGTGAAGAAGGGCGACACGGTCGAGACCGGTGATCAACTCTCTGACGGTATCATGGACGTGAACGACGTGGTGAGGCTGCGAGGGCTCGGCGAGGGTCGCCGATACTACGTGGACCGTGTCCAGCAAGCTTTGTCCGATTCTGGCGCCGGCAACGCCAGCCGACGGAACCTTGAGTTGATCGCCCGAGGCGCACTCGATCACGTCAGGGTCACCAGTGACGACGGGGTCGGTAGCTACCTGCCTGACGACCTCGGGTCCTACAACCATCTGGCTGTCACCTACAGTCCGCCGGCCCACGTGAAGAACGTCCCGCTCAAGACAGCCAAGGGGTTATATCTTCACGCCCCGGCCCTGCACTACAGCATCGGCACCAAGCTCTCAGGCCGTATGGTAAAGGAGATGCAAGACTCTGGCGTGACTGACGTTACGGCACATGAGGATGCACCGCCGTTCGTCCCCGAGATGGTACGGCTGCGCGGTTCCCAGTACGCCGGCACAGACTGGCTGGCCAAGCATCATGCCTCGAACATCAGCCGCAACATCGGCCTCGATGCAGAACGCGCCCGGGATACAAACGTCGAGAAGAATGTCCACTTTGTGCCGCGGCTAGCGGTCGGAATGGGCTTCGGAGACAAGGTTAACGAATCTGGAGAATTTTAATGAAACACTCTGATATTTACTGGATGGCCAAGCAATCGAGCAAGATGGACACCGCACTAGATGCAGCATCTTGGGTACCTGGATTCGTCGGCGCTGGTGCCGGGGCGATCAAGGGCGTCAAGAATCTTGCCCAGGGTAACATCCTCAAGGGCGTAGGAGATCTAGCCATGGGTGGTGCCCAACTGTTCGGCGGAGGTACCGCGATCAAAGGGATTGGCAAAGGTCTTCAGTACGGTAGCAAACTCTTGGGTGGAACCCAGCTGGGTGCCAAGGCAATCGGGGCCGTAAAGGGTCTCGGATCTGCGGCTATGAAATATGCGCCCACCCTGGCCGGAGGTGTCCAGCGTGGTGCAAAAGCCGTCGGTAGTGCCGCCTATAAAACGATGGTTCCGGAGGCCACACAGTTTGGTCAGAAGATGGTAGGAAGCGGGCTTGGTGGTATGATGGCCAACAACACAGGCAAGATGACACTCGGCGGTATGGGAGCAGGAATGGCAGGGGACATGCGCCAGGCCGGACAGGCTGCAGCCAAAGCTGGTGACGAAGACATCGTAAGCAGGATGCAAAGCATGACTAGCTCGGCCCGTAACTACAATCCCAGCCAGGCATTCCAGCAACCCGGCATGATGGGTCCTGGTGCTCCCATGTGGGGCTGATGTTTGAGATTGATTGTGCCCACAATTCGAGATACCTTATCACAATGCTGAAAGTTTCTGCTTTCGACGTCAAAGCTCTTCGTGCGCTGGCCCACGGTCTGGAATCTGATCCCGTCCGCGCTGCTGGTCGTAACGTGTTGCGCCGCTTCACAGATCCCAACTCTGCGGCAACTCGGCTATGGGCTCGTGCCATCAGCGGTGACAGTCAGCTGTACAACATTGATCACGTTCTCAAGCACAGTCCAAAGGATGTCGGCTCGCTGAACGCTGCACTGTCGGCTCTTGGAGAGACAGCCGCGAGTCGAGAAGGCAGGGCCAAAACGGTCGGTAAGCTCGGACTACTTGGTGCCGGCGGTTACGGAGGTGCAAAGCTTCTTGGTGAACCTGCGGGTCGTTTGAATGAACGTCGGGACATCGGGCAGGC